TGGTAATGAACAAAAAAGAAGAAATTGAAGAAGCATTTTATTTAATGCCAATTCATTCAGACTTATTGAACTATTGGAAATTAAACAAAGAAACCGACCCAATAAAAAAAGCATTGAGATTTTTGTTTATTAGCAATTTTACGTTATTAGGAACAGGAAGCCAATTAAGAGGTTCATCAACCGAAGAAAGTAAGCAAAATATTGAAAAGGAATTTGATAATGTTTACAAACATCTTGAATATGTAAAAATGTTTAATGATGATTTTAAGGACTTATTTAAGAAGATTTCATTTAGAAGGCAAAGCGAAATTGATAGGGTTTTAGTTTATTGCGACCCGCCATATTTAGGCACAACCGATAATTATAGCCATTCATTTAAAGAAAGTGATAGTTTAGATTTATTTGATACGCTACAAGCGACTGGATGCAAGTTTGCAATGAGTGAATTTGATAATGACTATGTTTTAAGTCAAGCAAAAGAAAGAGGTTTAAACGTGATTTATATCGGAGAACGAAAAAACCTTAAAAATGTAAGGACTGAAATATTAATAACTAATTACGAAAACAGTCAACAATCGTTGTTTTGAAAGATAAACGAAAACTTGACCATAACGTTATGCTGGTAGGCGATGTGGTGGTTTGATAAGCCAAAACTTTCAGATTTGCCAAATATTAGCAAGTATTCACAATTTTCAAATCAAGCCTAAATGCCACCATATTGCTTACCAGCGGTTATGCGGTGGTGCTTTTTCAACACAATATTAATCAATTAAATGTAAAATTATGGCAAGTATTTCAGTAGATGTAGATTTAGATGATTTCGATTTAGATGAAATCCTAGAAGAATTAGAAGATAGATACAATAGAAACGGTATCAGAGGAAAAAACAACAAAACAGAAATTTACGATTTCATAAAAAGAATGAAAATTGATTTTGAAGATGTTTTACCGCTAGAAAATTTATCGTTATTGGATAAAATGAAAATTGACTTTTTAACTCAAAATCTTGATAAAATTAAACTTCAAGATTTAGAAAGTCTTATTTAGTAAATTCGGTTATGCGGTATCACAGCATCCCGCATAACGGCGGATGATACACGCAGGCTGAAAAAACAAGCCTTATATTTTAGTTTAAGACCAGTTTTACAGATACAAAACTATCTTTAAATTTAGCCTAATACTCAGCTTGCTTGTATCATTTGTTACTGGTTGTTTTTCTTTGTTTTTCAGGTAATTAAAAATAAATTAAAATTTCTTTTGAAAAAGTTTGCACAATCAAAAAGATGTCGTATATTTGTATAACAAAATCAAACAAATAGAAATTATGACACTTACTCAAGACTTTTTAACAGCAAATAGAAATGAAATTATCGAAACAGCTAACGAGCAAATGACAGCAGCTTGTTTCTTTTATGTAACTTTAAAAGAAGTGCTTGTTAACTTCAAAGAAACTGCAACTGACGATTATTCAATTTCTGAAAATATGGAATGGTCAATTTCTGAAATGGCTAAAATTGAAAAACAAAGAAGCTTAGTAGCACAAGACAACATCGATGCAGTTAGAAATGCAGCAAGAGGTTCAAAATGGTCTAAATAATCTTAAAAAGTAAATATTATGAAAATTTCAAAAAACAGTCCGAAAAACATTTATAGAGCATCAATCAGTTATTCAAAAGCACTTCCTGAAATTGGAAGTGTATCAACCGCATTAGCAATGACATTGGAAGATGTAAAGCATAACTCTTTATTTTACACCGACCAAGCCACAAGAAATGACGTGACATCTATAGTTGTTATTTACGAGAACAAAAAACAAGATCCTGATTTTGATTGGGTAGAAGTTGAAAGATTTTCAGTTAATGAAAAAAGAGGTGGTAAACGTGAAAGTGCTGGAGCAAAGCCAAAATACAACGAGCCTACAAAAACAACGGCTTTTCGCATTCCTATTTCTAAAATAGAAGAAGTTAAAGAAGTCGTTAACCGAATGTTGTCGGGTTACGCAGAAAATAACCAGTAACGCATTATTTATTATGAAAACAAAAATAGTTTTTTTTTGGCTGCGTGCCAATTTCAATCAGTTGTATATTATTTTTTGTTTAGCGTTTATATTGTTTAATTTAATTAGAGCAATATGTTAGACATCAACCAAGCAATAGAACAAGCCAAGTTAGAGTATATTACGGATATAGATTGGCATTATAGATTTGAAAGTCAATTTTTAGTGGTTGACTTTGGAACTGACGACAACGGAAATTTTACCGTTCACGAATTTTGCAGAAAACACAACGGTATGTGGTTTGATTTAATCGCAACTGATGATCAACTTAAAGCAATGCAAAAGCGATTTGAAGAAACAACGAACCGAGAAGTTGAACCAGAGGAGTTTGGGGAAGCGGACGATTACGATAACTGCGGGGTAAGACCCGAACATTTTTATTGATTATGGAAAAGAAATACCCAATAATAATCGAAATCAAAGCAAAGCCGTTAGGTTATACAACTGTCCATGATGAAATTTATAACCTACCTTTGAAAGATGTTGAGCGTGATTATGGAGCACAAAGTAATTGAATATTGGTTAAATAATCCATTCGTTTCGTTTAATTGGATTTCAAAGATTTTTGAAATATCAACTTTTGAGGTCGGATTGATTATTGAGCGTTATAAAAAAGAGCCTTATATAATTAGGGAAAGTAAAATTAATAAAAAATAGATAAATGAACAAAATAATCGACGAACCAATAAAAAAAATACGTGTCGTTCACTTAGAAAAAGACGAGGTTTTACACGTTGTACCCTATGTTCCCGAAAGCAAAGAAGACTTGACTTTTAGCCAAGTTATTGAATTGACTGGTCTTAGCCGTTCAAAAATTTATACCGCTGTTAAAAACGGTCTTTTAGTCAGAACCAACGGAACTGGAATAAAAAGAATTACCAAAGAAAGTGTTGAAAATTATATTAAATTAAATAGATAGGATTATGGAAACAAAAACAGATTGGAGAAAGTATCGCAAATCTACGCACTTAGCTAGCGCGGATTTAGACGCGATGGAAACAGACAAAATACCTTTAATTTTTACCATCAAAGAGGTAAAGTACGAGCAAGGTGTTGACGTTTCAGGAACTAAACAAGATGGTATATTTTGCTATTTTGTAGAACCAATTAAACCATTAAAACTAAATTCAACTAATAATAAAATATTAGCTGGTTTTGCAAAGAAAAACGGTTTAATTGGTAAAGAATGCCACGTTATAGAAAACTGGAAAGGTATGATAATTGAATTATACGTTGACCGTAATGTTAAAATGATGGGTGCAATTACTGATGGTATTAGAATTAAGCCTACACAACCAGTTTTAAATAAAGTTTTACCTAATTTTACCGAAGCTAATTTTGAAAATGCAAAAAAAGCTAATGCGACAATTGAACAAATAAAAAGTAAATATACATTAACACCTGAAATTGAGAAGTTATGGAACAATTACAACGCACAGAAAGTTGGCTAAAAGATAGATACGGAAAATTTACCGCAAGTGAAATAGTAAAAATACTTGGCGCACGTGGTCTTGGAGAAACTGGTAAAACATACGCTATTGAAAAAGCTATTGAGGAATTATACGGCGAGTTTGAAGAGCCGTTTATATCTTACGATATGCAAAACGGTATTAACACCGAACCGTTAGCTTTTGAAAAGTTCAAACAATTAAAAGGATTAGAATTTTTAGAAGTAGAAAAATGTGGTTTTTTTAATTTTGGAGAACACGCTGGAGCAAGTCCTGACGGACTGGTTTCTGATAATTCAGTTTTAGAAATAAAATGCCCTAAGTCAACTACTTTCTTTAAATTAGTAGCCACAAATGAAATAGACGCTAAATATTACGCTCAAATGCAAATGCAAATGTTATGCACTGGAGCAAATAAAGCATATTTCTTTAACTATTTAGTTCACGACGGTACAGAATACTATCACGAAATCATAGTTAAACGTGACGAGGTTATGATTGAAAAAATAAAAGACCGTATTAATGAAGCGGTTGAAATTAAAACAGAATATATTAACTTAATAAATAAAAATAGACAATGGTAAAAATTAATTTTGTATATTTGTATCCGTAGAGTCGTCGCTACATTAACTATTTAATAAAATTCCACTACTGATAAAGACGACGACCTTTTGAAGTAGTGGTTTTTACATTTATGGAA